CGGCGCTGAAGCTTTGATGCGATTTATTGCTTGGAAAAAATGTTAGCTAAATTAAATTATAATGAATTTTAAAAGGATAATTATGAGTGACGTAAAATATGTTGATATGGGTGTAAATTTGATTAGCAGTATGGGCACAGATTCTACTATTGTTAATGCTGCTAGAGTGTCGACTGCTAAAGATAATAGGTTTAAAACTGATGTGGATTCTAAAGATGAAGGATTGATTAAATACCTAGCGGCACATAAACACTGGACACCATTCGCTCATACTGCGATAACATTAAAATTAAAGGTGCCAATTTTTGTTGCTAGACAGCTTTTGAAACATCAGGTTGGTGGTGTTGTAAATGAAATTAGCCGCCGTTATGTTGATTCAACTCCAGAGTTCTATATCCCTAGTGAATGGCGTGCTCGACCAGAAAAGTCGATTAAGCAGGGTTCAGGCGGTACTATGGATTTCAATGATGTTTATGTTAAAACGTCAGTTGCGTATGCGTTAACTGCTTATGAGGACGCTTTAAAAAATGGAGTTGCCCCTGAGTTAGCGCGTTTGGTGCTTCCTCAAAATATGATGACTGAATTTTACTGGACAGGCAGTTTATTGTTTTTTGATCGAGTTAGGTATTACCGAGTAGATGCTCACGCTCAACAAGAATGTAAAGAGATTGCTGAGTTAATTAGCGCCGAATGTGAAAAGTTATTCCCAGTAGCATGGCGTGAACTATCTAAAAATGTTTTAACAGTTGAAAAGAATAATAAAAGTTCTTTTTATTCTAAATTGAAATTTTGGTAAAATTATGACGATATATATAAATGACAACATATACGCTAAAGTGGTTTCGTTCGATGAATCAACAGTTGAGGGGTTTACCTTAATTGATGACGTTTTGACCATCAATTTTGGTGGAGAACATGTTGTAGTTAAACCGTTAATTATGGATAGCGATACTACATATGTCACTAGAGATAGGTTTGACGGCTTAGTACAGCAATTGAAAAAGACTATGGATACCGTATGAATATGGAAATTATAAAACAATAGGATTGATATGGCAATACGATTATTAACACCAAAATCAACATACACAGTGGATTACCCTACTGCGATTGAGTTTGCTAAACAACAAGCCGAGATATTCTGGCTTCCAGATGAAGTAGAAGTTGAAAAAGATTTACATAGTTTAAAAACTGAATTTACTGAAGCTGAATACCATGGTGTGATTTCCACCCTTAAACTATTCACCATATATGAATTGTCTGTTGGTAATGACTACTGGCAGAATTATGTTTGTAAGCTATTTCCTAGACCAGATATTCAGAGAATGGCTACCACATTCGGCTTTTTTGAAATAGGCGTACACGCTCCGTTTTACTCAAAGTTGAATGATGTACTAGGGTTAGATACTGATGAGTTTTATTCGTCATATAAACAAGATGAAACTTTAGCAAATAGAATGGCTTGGATTGGAGCAAGAACTGAGAAAAAGGATTCAGTCTATAACGTATTAAAATCTATCGGCGTGTTTTCTATGATTGAGGGCGCTATCCTTTACTCGTCTTTTGCTTTCCTTAAACACTTCAATAGTGTAGGCAAAAACAAATTGATTAACGTTAACGCCGGTATTAACTTTTCAGTCAACGATGAAACTATGCATTCTGAAGCCGGCGCTTGGTTATTCAGAACCTTGTTGAAAGAAGCTATTGATGACGGGCAAATGTCTGAAATTGAGTTACAGCGTTTACAAGCTGAGTTAGAAGAAACAACCAGAGTTATTTTTGAGCATGAATCTATTATCATTGATAAAATTTTTGAAAAGGGTCACATCAAAGGGATTACTGATAATCAGCTGAAACATTTTGTTGAATCAAGACTTGATATTTGTTTGACGAATTTAGGCTATAAGGCTATTTTCAAGCCAAGCTATAACCCAATTGAGAAATGGTTCTATAAGGATTTAAAGTCTTCAGTGTTACATGACTTTTTCTCATCGCAAGGTAATGACTATAATAGAAACTGGGTGGAGAAGAGATTCGAATGGTAAAAGACATTTCAATTTATGAACAATTAGGCGAAGAACGTAAACTGTTACAAGAAGAAGGTAAGCTTCCGGACTGGGTTACTACTGCTTCATGGCAAATGCTGAAAGAAAACTATCTTTCAAAAGATTATCCTGATTTACAAAGTGTGTATACCAGAATAGCAAAACACGCGGCTAAATATACAAAAACTCCAGACGAATGGGAAGTAAAATTTTTCAATTTGTTTTGGAAAGGTTGGTTGGCTGCGTCTACTCCGGTTTTATCAAATATGGGTATGGGGTTTGGTTGCCCTGTAAGTTGTAGCGGTAACTACGTTCAAGATTCCGTTTACAATTTTTATGATTCACAAAAAGAAGTCGCTATACTTTCAAAAAATGGGTTTGGTACGTCAAGTTACCTTGGTGATATTCGCCCGAGAGGGTCAAAAATTAATGGAATGAAAGGGAGTGCTTCCGGTGTATTGCCTGTTTTTAAAGATTTCGTTCAAGTTTCACGAGATATTTCCCAAGGTAGCCAACGGCGCGGCGCGTGGGCAGGATATATTGAGATTGATCATGATGATTTTTTCGAATTAGTCAATTACATCAGCAAAAACCCAGATGACGCTAATGTTGGATGGATTGTTTCTGACGCCTTTATTGAAAGATTAGATGCTGGCGATGCCGATGCAATTGAGCGTTACCAAAAGGCGCTTAAACTTAAAATGATTTCTGGTAAGGGTTATTTCTTTTTCGTTGACAAAACGAATAGACAAAATCCTCAAATGTATAAAGATAAAGGGTTAACCGTAAAGGCATCTCAGTTATGTACTGAAATTACTTTGTTCTCTGATAAAGATATCACTTATTCTTGTGTGTTATCATCAATGAACGCGGCTAAATACGATGAATGGAAAGATACATCAGCAGTATTTGACGCAACTGTTTTCCTTGACTGTGTCAACCAAGATTTAATCGAAATTGGTAAAAATATACAGGGAATGGAAAAGGTAGTTGCATTTGCTGAAAAAAGTCGTGCGCTCGGTTTAGGCTTATTAGGGTTTCATACTTATCTTCAAGATAATTTGATTGCGTTTGAGTCGATGGACGCATACTACAAAAATACAGAAATCTTTAAGCATCTTGATGAAGAATCATTAAAAGCTACACAGTGGATGGCTAAAGTTTTTGGTGAACCAGAATGGTGCGTAGGCTACGGGGTTAGAAACACACATAGGTTAGCTGTAGCGCCTAATTTGAGTTCAGCATTAATTTGTGGTGCTGTATCTCAGGGCATTGAACCTATATACAAAAATGCCTATGTTCAAAATACAGCGGCGGGTAAAATTGATAGAGTTAATCCTTCATTATTACGTTTAATGAAAGAACGCAATGTGTACTCTGAAGAAACTGTTAAAGATATTATCGCACATAGCGGTTCAGTTCAGCAGGTTGATTGGTTAAGCGCTGAAGAAAAAGATGTATTTAAAACAGCGTTTGAAATTAACCAAACACAAATTATTAGATTAGCATCAGCGCGTCAACGGTATATTGACCAAGCACAAAGTATCAATTTATTCTTTTCGGCTGATGAAGACGAGCGCTATATTAGTGAAGTCCATAAGTTAGCGTTCAAAGACCCATACATCAAATCTTTATATTATATTAGAAGTGAAACCGGAGTCAACTCCGCAAGTAAAGAAGCTTGCTTGGCTTGCCATGGTTAACAGTACACGTAAACAAAAAGGAATTTAAATGACAACAAAACAGTTCGACTGTGACCATTGCGAGTCAAGCGGAAAAATAAGTATTAAAACGAAAGAAATAACGTTAAACGACATAGCAATATGTCCCGTTTGCGGGTCACCGTTATTACAAGATGAAGACGATTTTGATTTTGAAGATTAATTAACATTAGGAGTATATTATGGCAGCAGTAAGCAAAGGCAGTAGAAAAGCGAATCCATTATTAACTAAAAACGGGAAACCTCGTCTTAAGTTATTAAATTTAACACAACTTGCCGCTCTATATGATAAGAGCCAACGACCTAAAGATAAGAATAAAATTCGAAATAGGGTTGCGCATATGACTAAGCCATAATCAAAAAAGGGGTAAACTTTTATTAGTTTGCCCCTTTACTTTTGGTACAATTTATAGTATAATGATTTAACTAAATAGTTATTACTATATTTTAAAAAGGAGTACAAAATGGTTAAAGAATTTACACCAGATATGAGAGAATTGAAACAAATCCATAAAGCATATAAGTCTTGGAAAAAGGCTGACACTGAAACTTTATTGCGTAATAATAACTCTATGAGCAGAGTACAAGCCACAGCAAAAACTATGGGTGAAGCCGGCGGAAAAGAAGCTATTATAACTAGATTAATATACGCAAAATTTAATTCTAAACAAGTTGACTATTATTGGGACATGAATTCAAAAGATAAAAAAGCTCTTGAAGAAGGTTACGAAAGATTAGGGTTTGAAGACTTTAAAATGTCTGTTATGGAATCAGTTTTAAACGAAAATTATTCGTTCGCGCAATAAAGGGTTAATTTGAAGCCGGCGTAATTGCCGGCTTTTTTACATCAAAAATTTAGCACCACTAAATATATTATTTGAGGAGATAATATATTATGTGGCATTACAATGAAAAGGAATTCGTTTCTGAAAACATCGGCGATGCAATTGGATTCGTATATTTGATAACGAACTTAACTAACGGGCGGCGCTATATCGGGAAAAAACAATTTTATTCTTTTACTTCATCTATGAAAACTGTCACCCTAAAAAGTGGCGAAAAGAAAAAGAAAAGAGTCAAAAAAACCAGTGAATCAGATTGGAAAGATTATTATTCCAGTTCTATAGAATTGAAAAATGATGTTGAACTGTTAGGGAAAGATAATTTTAAAAGGGAAATCCTACATTTGATTAAAACAAAGGGGATGATGAGTTACCTTGAAGCAAAGTTGCAATTTCAACATGAGGTACTTGAACATCCTGATTTATGGTATAACGGGCAAATTCAATGTCGAATATCTAAATCGCATATCAAATTGTAGAATTCATAATCTACAAGAGGTGCATATGGTAACAATTGAGTTTACATATGATTATGATTCACGATTTTTACCGATTTATAGAAGTATGTTTGAGTCAGAATTT